CGGCATCTGTACTGCCATCCCCAAATGCGTATAATTTATTTCCAACTGGCGCGTAATAAGCCTTCGCGTCGGTAAAAAGAGCCTGATTGATAACGTCATAATCATGATGCCCCAGTGAAAGTGTGACCGAATTGGCGGCGTGTATCATGGCTACGTCATGCACCTCATTATTACGAGATGCGAAAAGCAAGGACGTCCCGCTCGAATCATCTATGGCGGACGCTTTGTTCTGATCATCCGTGGATACTACGGACACCGTACCCAGCGTACTCCATACGGGACTTGACCGAAGACCCCCGGGACCGTGCGGTATGCATCCCTCCACAATTCGTAAACTCCCCCGGTCCATATCGTCGCGGTGAGTCTCAATGCCCGTAAAGGCCGGTATACGGAAAAATCTCACTTCTTATTATTATCCTTAGGTTTGTACGGGAACAACCGATTGAGTTTTTTCCGTCTATTTTTACAACCCCCGCATTCGGGAATTCTGAGCGCGTCAGCTACCTTTTTCACGGTATCTCCCAAGCCCTTCGATTTTTCCTTGTCGGTCATGAGATTACCACTGATCCATGGGTGGCGTTTGTGTACGTTCCTGGAATACTGCTAGAGGTCCCGCTGTTGTAGAAAGTTTTTGAATAAAGCGGATCTGCTGGGTCTCTATAGGTAACCTTCGCGTTGTTTGGACAAGGTGAGGCTACCCCGCTGTACGATCGCGTCATGCTCCATCCTGACGTAGCTGTTAAGTCCTCCCAGAATGTGCAGTTGGGGTAGGTTCTGGTAAGAGTATGCGGTCCTCCCGCAACATGCCCTTGAAGACCTATGCTACTGTCAGTAAGCGTATAGGACGAGACGTCCGTTATACCGTTCGTAGTTAAGCACTCATCGGCAGAGGCTGGACAGTCGTCATCCGCACACTCGCATGGGATGAGGAGCTCGTTCTCGACCTCTTTGCCGATATTTATTACCTCCCCGCATTTGTTAAGCGTAAATGCGCGGGTCTTGGTCAAAAGTGTAGTTCCCGTTGAATCGTGCGAGTATATCGACACGCTCATGATATTGTCGAACCACACGCATGTGCCCAGGGACACTTTCCATGATGTGTCCGGATCGCTCTCGTCAATCCCTCCGGATATCAACTCCTCTACCGATTCGGGCTCCTCGCAATCGCAATCGGCAAGCTCGGAGCATCCGTTCCACACTACTACATCCAGGGCTGCGTCGTCATCAGGATCGTAGCCGACTACCGCCTGATAGTCGCTGCCCCGCTCGACGTACAGACCGTACCAGGGGCAAGGCGTAGCCAGGATCATTACGTCGCCGTGCTCCACGGGATTAGATGAATCTTTTTTCGCCTCAACCGCCGTAGTAAAAGCCCATCTCGCTTTAGCCAAGGAATTCACTCCTCCGAATACGCCCGAAATCCAGTGCAGAACGAAAGGACGATCGGATGAAACGATTTGCTGGTAGGGACTCTCCTCCGTCGCCTTGGAATTCTCCATGACCTGAGCCTCGATCACCTCCACCTTTTCCTTAAGCTCCTCGAGGTCTTTCTCGAGCTCCTCCAGTTCCTCCTCCTCGTCCATGGTCAGTTGACGAAGGTTAGAACTATTTTCCAGATTCTTTCCTTACCGTGCGAAAATATGGGTTGTATCGACGATCCTGAATTTTGACTATGCTGGGCGAATTGCGAGCTGTTGATAGAGTGAGACCAATTAATCTTGCCTCCGGCTCGCTTAATGGCCTTGGTCTGATAGTACGGGTGGTTGAGCCCAAAGACCTCCGTAGGAAACGTTCCGTTCGAGTCGGGCGCGTCATAAATATCGTCATTGTCGGCATCCCACCGGTGCTCGGTAACGGTGGTCACCGTATTCGCGGGATCGAAACTCACATCGACCGTTATGGTCTGGCTTTCGAGGTAGCGAAATATGTAGCCGAACGGGACGGACGTCGCCACCTTTATGCCGTCGACGTTACTCCCGGAAGTGGTGGGATTATCCGTATGAGGATTCGAGGGGAAGGCGATATACGCCTGGGTGTTATACATGTAGAGCGAGTTGGGCATACTTTGCTTGAATCCCGTACCCCCTCCATCCACGTACTCCATGAAAAAGTCCATGCTGACGCTGGGCTTTACCCCACCCATCGAGAAGTAGCTGGACCATGCGTCGCCAGCAACTTCTCCGACTACGTAGGATACATAGCTCTGCATTACCGAAGGGCCCGATCCTCCGCTTGTCGACCCGAACTTATGATTCTTTATACCGTTGTGGTCAAACTCCACGAGATTGGGGAAGTTTCCGCCCGAGCCCCTGCCTCCTCCGGATCCCGATCGCCAGTGATCGGTGACAGGGGCGGCCCACGAGACGTGCCATATGTCAACCCCTGGGTTGGATATATCGACATTGGCGGTGGCCCTGAGCCATTTGATACTGAGATTATCAGCAGTCGATATACTTGCGAGAACCGTAGTCAGAGCAGTAGGCGTTCCGCCCACGCTGACATTTGGTGTGAGAATACTGGAAGGCGTGTCGGATGCATTAGAGAAAAGATTGGCTACTGGCGCGTTGTCTTCGTAGCTAACTGCTACAGGTTCCGTATCTTTGATGACCTTAGGCAAATAGTCCCAGGGATCGTTCTCATCCACACTGGAATTGTGAGGGTGGGAAGCCCAGGAAGTGGCGTCGTAACCTCGATCGTGCTCGGCGCGCAGAACTACATACCGGCGCGACATCTTCTTAAGATCACCACCCTCGCTTATGGATTCGGAGCTCCAGGTATCCCTGATATCGACGAATTCGCGGAGCAGGTTAGCCTTCTCCATCGAGCCCTGTGCGGTCTCGAGCCTCTGGTTGGCTAGATAATAGTCGGTAAATTCTTCGTCAGCCGTGCCAACGGGTAAAAAAAGCGGATTACTGGGGTCGTCCAGGCCGACCTTGCAGGCCCTATGACCCTGGACCACATACTTACGGGCCAGTTTATGAAAGCCTACCAGGCTATCTTCCGTGACCGTAGGCCGACCGAGAAGGCGAATTGTCAGGTCTTTACCCATTACCAGCCTCCGCGTTTGACTATTCTAAGCGATCCCTTGTGTTTTTGAGGTGATACGAAAGTCCTTAGCCTCTTTCGGGCCTCATCAGCCATGCGGGCTATGAATTCCTTGTTATCCCCGTTGTATCGAGGATCGGAAAGTAGTTTACCCTGGGCGATCGGATACAAGATGTCCCAAACGAGATCCGAAGGGATCCTGGGCTCGTCCGTATCCAAATCCAGCTCGGTCGGCACTATGTTGGCATACAGTTCGACTTGATAAGCCTTAGCGGGTATAGGGTATAGGAATAATCTGGGGACCACTTTAGTGTCAGCCCCCGAGTCCCGGTTATCCAAGTAATACCAGACAGGTCTACCCTTCTCCGGCGCGTTCTCCTTGTATTTAGGGAAATTCAGACCTCTGCCGCTAGGTGCCCTGAAGTCCCACGAAAACATGGATCTTGCCCGGATCTCGTCCTCAGGCCCCTTCATGGGTGATAGTGGTCCTTCTCCAATCAGTACGGGGATCTTGTCAACCGAGGTTACCTCAGGCGACAGATTTTCCGATACTTGATCCTCTACGAAGTCCAGCGTGAAGCCCTTCTGGGCCCACATAGGTCGTTTGCCATCTATCGGGGTGTAACACTCCCGATAGGCTTGATTGATAAAAATGCCTATCCGGTCCTGATCGACTTGAGGGAGATCGGACACTTCGTCCGCCCCCAACATCGAGGCCAGCTGATTTTTAAGCGAAAGATAAGATATGGAGGCCATAAAGCCATATTACTCATCAAGTACCAGTTCTTCCACCGGTTGAGACTCAGCCTCCGTCTTATGGCTCTTGACTTCGGGCTTAGGCTCCTCCTCCTTCTCCTCAGGCTCTTCATCCATCAGCACTGAAAAAAACAAGGTCCGATAGAGACGACCCTGGGTCCGAAATATGTCGTCGCACTCCTTCTGTGTCTTGGGCTCGTAGGCGTAATATCTTATGCCCTTGTCCCAGATGAAGTTATATCTGAGCTGAGACATTCCCTTAATGCGAATGGCGGGATTTGTCCCCGCCATGTCTTTTTTTCCGAGTATGATGATTTTCATGATAAAAAACGAGACCCCGCCCAGGGTAGTGCTGAGCGAGGTCTCTGAGTGGATTAGTGGGCGGGAAAATTCCTAACCATTAAGAATGTGCGATCGACAATCCGGGAACTTGACGAACAACTTCTACAAGCTGAACGGCGGGTACCCGATTGCGGGTATCGTGACGGGCGGCCACACCATAGACGGACTGAACACCGACGGCGCTCAAGTGAGCTTCGTTGCCGGAGTTAGCGAAATCGTCGTAATGGAATATTTGCTCGCCGTAGATTTTTCCTTTGGCGAAGTACAACGCGTCCTTACCCATGGCAAGCGCGTAACCGATTGGACAACCGATATCGTTAGCTTGGACGAACAATGCGCCAGCGCTGAACGCCTGGTCATTGTCAGCTTTGACGTTGGTAGTGGTCAAGCCATCGTTGGCTCGAACGACACGCGTAAGCTCAATGGTACCGAAGTTAGTTTGATCGACAGCGCTTTGAAGGTAGCTGTAGAGAGCAACCGTTCCGTCGGTATCGATACCGAGGATGTAATACGTTCCGTTGTCATTGGCTCCCATTGCAACGCCTCCCCCACCGGGGATGTTGATGAATGCGCCGCGGAAGTTGGCAACGTAGTCACCGTCGGTTCCACCGATAGGCCCAGTAGCTGGCGTGTTACCGACAGCCGCGGTAGCGTTTGCGGCGGTCACGGTCACGTTACCATTGGCTGCGAATGAGTAGTAGGTAGGTAACAAAGGCGAACCTTGGCGTCCACGAGCGGTGTCGATGAGAACGTTGTGGTTGGCGATTACGTTGTTGTCCCATTTTGCGTAGGATCCGGTGTACAGCTTGTTGCTGTCTGACCTGGCGTCAGCCTGGAGGATAGCCTCGAGGTAGTCAGGGTCGGAACGCAGAGGACGTAAGCAAGCATCGGGAGCGAAGAACAAGTAACCGGGGATATCCTGATTGATATCTCCACCAGTATTGATCGGCTCACCGCCATTGGCGATAAGAGCTTGCTTGGCTTCCTGAATGATGTCAGTCGAAAGACCGTCAACATACTCCAGGGATCCGCCTGTGCCAGTACCATAACCGCTGATGAAGTTTTGGTTGCCTTGAGTTATGCAGATTTGCCGAAGAGCAAACTGAAGTTGATCCTGCTCGGTTCTTGCCATCCATTCGGACATGACGTCAGCTGAGAGCTGATCAATCGTCTTGCCAGTGAATTTCATGAGCTTAAGGACTTGGGTCCAGGAGACAGCGTGACGAACGAGATCGATTTCAACGGAGAATGTTCCGAAGTCGAGGTTGTCGGTGCTGTTTTTAAGAACCGCTTCCCCACGTACGCCTTGCCCACGGATGGGAGCGACTGTGGTGAACGTTACTTTGTCGGAACCGCCGGCGCTGAGATCGCGCTTTTCGGTAATAGGTTTGCCGCTACCTTCTCCTCCGATGAACTTTGCGAACACGTTTTTTTCCCTGGCATCCCTCGTTACGAGTTCGGACCAAAGACGTGAGCGCAAATCGGAGTCAGCGTCACCCTGAAGGAGATCGGCATACGAAGAGATGCGTGGTGCGACCAGATCGACGTTGCTGGCAACGTTTGAGCCTAGCGGGTCGCCTGGGGGAGTTGTGAATGATTTAATAGCCATTGTTATTTAGAATTAGGTGATTTAGAATTAATCCCCTAGATCTAGCGCGAAGGTTGTCTTCCCCCCGGAGCTCCAAGTAGACCATAAAGGTCTTCTTTACTCATATTCGGAAGGTCTTGAACAAACCCATCTCTAGATGCAGAGGCGTTTACAGGTTGCTGCGTATTTCCTGTTGTCAGGACTCTAGCCTGGGTTCCCAGCTGCGGCGTTTGTTGTTGAGGAACGGCCGGGGCCGTAGTCTCAGGCTCCGGGGAGCCCACCTTAGCTGCGAATTCATTGGCTAGGAGTTCAGGCCACCGAGGTGACTGAAAAACTGCTGCGTAGTCGGGATGATTTTGAGCGGACGTTATGTAGTCGTCGAATTGCTTTCTATGAACGGAGTTCTTATCCTGCAATACGGGGTACATATCGTACACCCTATTTCTGCTCTCCACCGCTTTTGATTGGTGGTTTTGATATACCTGCTGCTCTTGAGCCTCCTGCATTCGCTCTTTACGGCTAGTTAGAGTTTGCAGCTCCAGTTCCTTTCTCATGATCTCACGCTGAAATCTCAGCGCTTCGGTCGTTTCCAGGTCGTCGGCTGCTTGTTCTACTTTACCTTCAAGCTCTGCAATAGCTGTTGCAATCTCTTCAGCTTGTATATCAATGCCTTGGAGAGGATCGGGCTCGTTCGCCTCGACTTCCTGTGGCTTAAAATTTTGAGGAGCTGGTTGCGCTTCCTGACCGTAGATGATTCTCGAAGCATCGGCGAAAGATCCATCAAAGCCCTCCGATCTGTAAAGATCTATGACTTGTTGGTCCTCGGCATTGCGAGGACGAATCCTTCGCTTTCCAAGCTTCTCTTCTTCCGCCTCCGGACTCTCGACTTCCGTTTCCGTTTCCGGGATTTGCTCCTCGGCCTGCGGATCGATAGCCTGCTCCTCAGCTACGGGCTCTGGCGTTACTCCAAGAGCATTACGAATATCCTCGGACGAGGCATCGTCGATGCTCAACTCTTCATTTTGCGGGGATTCAACCTCCGCAGTCTCGTGTTCCATACTGTAAAAATAGACACCGAGTTACAAAAACGTAACCGGTTGCAAAAGACTACTTCCCCTTCTGAGCGTAACCCTTGGTACCCGCTTTATCCGGTTTGTTGTCAGCCTGCTGAGCCATTATCTCCACAGCGCACTCACCCTTGAATATGTCCCTACAGATCGTTGGCGACGGGCAGACGGGTCCGCACATACGCTCCTTCGCGGGTTTTTTGTCAGACGGGATCTTGGGATTGGAATCTATATCCGCATCTTTTGACGTCTTGGAGTATTCAGCTTTTTTTGCCATGTCTATAAAGTATTGTGAGTTTCCATACCAAATATGAACACGTGAGTATACCCGCGCATAGACCGACCACGTCGTTCCATTGCCCCAGGGTGAACGACAGACCCGTTCCGATCATTCCTATGATTGGTGTCGAATCATTCATGATATGCACTCCAAAATGACGTAAAGAACTATTATCAGGGCAAGACCGACAACCGCTTTTCCGACGTTTGACAGGCTTAGGAAGTATGTTTTTAACAACTTAAAGTTTTTCATCGGGTTTGTATGGGAATGGAGCTCGGGTCATATGCTTTTCAGCTTCCGCTTTTGCGCAAGTCTGTGCAGTTCTGCGAGCAAGAAATATCGGAATGCAAAGATATGCGAGCAAGCAGGCACCCGCTATTGTGAGTATTTTCTTAACCGTCTTGGTAAACTCTTCAAAGCCAGATACTTGGGAGGCCAGCCCTTTTTTTACCAACGTATCGACATCACCATGGGTCAGAGCGACCACAGTCTCTTCCAGCTCCTCATTGGTTTCGAATAACTGAATGGTTTTTCCGCCAGCATATCCAATTGCCGCTCCTGCGCCTCCGCCAATCGGACCCGCTATCGAGCCCGTTGCCCCACCAATTACTGCCCCCGTTACCGGATACCAGGAACTGAGAGAGCAGCCCGAAAGGAATAGGCATGCAAATACGACGAGGGATTTGTCACCCATCGTCCTCGGGCTCTTCCTCAGGTACGTAATCGACAACATTTTGTTCGGTGAACAAATGCGCGACCTCGGGCAATACGGGAAATACGGGAAATACGTCAGCCATTGTCGAATAGTCCTGATGCCATTCGCTTGGGAGCTTGAGCTCCGCTTTGGCAATCTCTTCGTATCCCTCGAATTCGGCTGTGGTTTCGCAAATTATGGCTTTCATGATTAGTTATGCAGGCTACCTGCGCCCGATGTTGGGATTATGGTTATTCCACTATGTTCGTATTTATTTCCGAGATATGCAAAAACCTTGTTCATATCAGTCACATCAAGGGCTGAGTCGAAGTACATGACTTCGCCAGTCATTCCCGAGTAATGAGTGGGGCTATTGGAGATAAGGGCCATGGAGTAATTTGGGTGAAAGCCAGCAGCCATCAAATCGTTGGTATCGTCAGGGGTTCCAGCGCCATTATGGTAGGAGTTTGCGACCACATCCGCTGTGGTACCTATAAGATTACCGCCATCAAATGCTTGGCCCTTTATTACACCGCTGTTATTCAAACCACCACCTGAATTAAATGCATTAGCGCTGTTATTTATCCGAAATGCCATGATGTGCAGATTTCGCGTCAAACCTGCTGTACCGGGATTCACTATTGGGCCACCGTCTGTAACGGTTGCGAATCCATACCCTGGATTGCTCAGGACGTAGGTTGTGTTTCCGCTATTCATCATGTTAAAGCCATTATGAGCGGCCGTAGCTTGCCTACTGAAATGCCCATTGGCAAAGGCGTTTGTTGTTGCCGCTTTCTCACTTAGGGAAAAGTCGTAAAATATGTCGGTCACTACCGCAAATACGGTAACTCCGTCAGCGCATTCAATTTCGCCAGGCGGCACTATATTGACGTGGTTTGTTTGAACGTTGTTAATGAATTTTCGAACGTTCCCGTTCCCTATATCCCCTTCCCACCATTTCGGAGATAGGCTATATGAATTTGTCGTATAGGACCATGGGGTATCCTCTGCGTAACGAATTATCCCTCCATAACCATTAGACATCGTGTCTCCAGAGGCATATCCAGTACTTGAACGATTCGCGTCGATGTGGATGAATGGAGCGGTTGAAAGGTTATACGTGGAAACGGCGCTTGGCGTACCCAATGGATATCCCAAGTCGTTCACCGGATCGTATACGTACTGCATCGCGGTGGGGATCCCAGCTGCTTCCTCGCTACCCTTTACGGTAGTTATCCGATAAGCGTAGCTCGCATCCCCAGTTATTCCCGTATCCGAATATGATCCAGCGCTGACTGTCGGAACGAGCCCAGCGGTGGTTCCGTCATTAGCGAGCACGGTAGGTGCGGGTGCATTAGCGTGTCCGAATGGGAAGCCGTTACTGCGTTCCACCTTGGTGGCGGTGGGGCTATCCGTAGTTGATTGATTGGTCCAGGTTAGATTTGCTGTAGGCATGGCTAGTTATTGGTTGGATTTGGATCGGTCCATTCGGGACCGCTTAAAGTTTCGATGATTTCGGAATGTGTATATTGGGTCTTTCCCTCCAGAAAATCGGGAGTATCACCCTCGAATTTTACGAATGTTTTCGTTCCGGCAGGGCCTAAATCGCTTTCGATATTATAGCGCAAAGTTTGAGCGCTCGTCTCAATCACTTGGGAAAAGCCTACGGACGGAACGTATTCCGAATCAATTATTACGTATGATCTCATAATGCTGGTACATCGATTACTCGGCTGTCTTCAGCCATGTTTGCAGTTGTTCCTGCGTTATTATTTACCGAAGCATCTGGGATCGTCCAGTTTGTGCCATCAAAGGTCGCATCGTCTCCCAGGCGCCACCACCCTACAGGGCTAAATGTGTCAAGGTCACCCGGTGTCCCAGCGGTTCCTCCACTGCCACCGCTTATTTCGCCATTGTAAATGTTTCCGACTTCGGATGCGGAAAGGATGTCGTTGAAAAGTGCGACTTCATCGATCATGCCCTTGGCATGGTTGGTTGCCGCGCCCAATTTTCCAATCATCACGGGATCAGTATTTGAATTGCTAATTGTGGCGGTATTCGTACCAGATTCGGCAACTCCGTTAATGTACCACTTCACGCCATTGTTCGCTCCGCTATCTATGGTAATTACGACGTGTGTCCATACTCCTGCGGGGATGACTGTTGCCGAGGCAGGGCTATTAACGGTGCTCCCGTCGTAAAATCGAAGTCCGCCTAATGAGGAACCGTCTAATGTATCGCAATAAAATTGATAATTCGTAGTGGTGTTGCTACTGGGACGCTTGGTAAGAATCGGAATGTATCCGCCCCCTCCAGTCACTAGCTCGGTACGCTTGACCCACGCACTTACGCTCATGTCTCCCGTTATTGTAAGCGCGGTATCGTGTGGGATACTGATGTAGTCGTCCAGGCCGTCCAGCGAAAGTGAATAATCGCTATAGAAGTAAGCTATTGAAAGGTCGATATCGGAAGGCGATGAGATAAATTCGTAAGTTATCGAGCTCGAAACCCCTGTAGGTACGGATATGAAAGGATCGTAAACTATACTGGTTGATAAATTAATCGGAGGAATTGGTAAATCAGCTGCCTGAAGGGTGAGCCATAAAGTACCGTTCCAAATGATCAAACGATTCGTATCCGTCTCGAATGCAAATTCCCCTATGGAAGTTCCGTTCACGCGAGTCTGTGAGGTAATGACATCCATCTGTCCACCATCCGCACCAGCAGGGCCTTGCGCGCCTGTCGGTCCGACAAGTCCTTGAGAACCATCGGCTCCATCGGGACCTGTTGCACCAGCGGCACCAGCAGCTCCGTCCGCACCGTTCGAGCCTGCGGCTCCAGCAGCTCCGTCTGCGCCATCCGCTCCAGGAGCTCCGTCTGCGCCATCCGCTCCAGGAGCTCCTTGGGCTGCTAGGAATGCCCAATTGGTAGCGTCGTTATCAGGAGTTGTGGTTTGGCTGTTGTTAGCAAGTATGCAAAAATATGTAGCGGAAAAGACTGTGCCTTGGAAAACGGATGCGGCTGTGAAGGCATTAGCGGCATTGTTGGTGCTTAGCTGAATACCTGCCATAGCGCTACCCGCCACGGTATACTCCACATAACCCACGGCAGGGTTTATATATAGGCTAATTTCGACAGTTCCATCATTCTTTATATGCCTGAATACATGCAGCCCAGTACCCGTACCAGCGGCATGGGTTGTCTTCACTATGATTTTTGTCCCAATATCAAGTGGGGTCGCGAGGGTCTGCTCTATCGTTACCGCTCCACCATCTCCATCAATAATTCCAAGCGCCAATTGGGGTTGTTCAAGTGTTCCACTGGCAACTGTCCAATCGTCCAGGGTCAGAGAACCACTCGAACCAGAAGTGTTTGAAAACTCTACATTGACCAATTTTTCCTGTCCGATGGGCAAAAAGGCTCCAGAGCTATATGAGACCGCATCATACTCGACGTATCCAGAGGTTCCACCACCGCCAGCTGAGCCTGAACGGTCAGTTTGGAAATCTCCGTAGTAGAATGAGGATCCGTCGTTAGCAAACGCACCGTTGTAGTCAAAAGATATCTGATATGCGTCACCATTGTAAGCATCCGTGCCCAGCCCGTCATAATCGGTCTGCCATAGCGACGCAGTCGGATTTCCTGACGGTACCCCTGATTGGGGGTCACCATCGGGTAAGGTCGCGGAATCTATATCATAGGGGGTACCGTATGACTGAGTCTGATTCCAAGAAGTACCACCACCAAAGCCAGTGGCGGTATCAATGGCAGCGATTAAATAAGCCATCTCCATGCCTGAACCGCCGTCGTATCCCAATCGCTCCAAAATCCCGCCATTTTCTACATACAGCGCCCACCCACAGAATTCCGTTCCCATAGTGTCCTGATCCAGATCCGTCCAGGCCACCACGAAGTTATAGCCCGTGTTACCAACCCCAGGGGCGGAATAGGTATGCGGACCATCGCTACCGTATGTGCTCGCGTCATACGTAAATGGAAGTAATGTTTCCGGATTGCCATTGCCCCAACTCATCCCTGCTGCGGAATCTGGGTTAAAGGAAAGCTTGAACGTTAAAGTGTTTGAACTACCGCTACCAGTATATCCGGATTGCCATGCGCCTAGCCAGGTAAGTCCTGCTGGTGCGACGGCACTTGCGCCTGCTGGTCCAGTTGCTCCCTGAGCACCCGTTGGTCCATCGGCTCCAGTTGTTCCCTGACCTCCCGCTGGTCCAGTTGCACCTCCAGCTCCCGCTGGTCCAGTTGCACCTGCTGCTCCAGCTGCGCCGTCAGATCCATCCGCACCTGTTGCGCCAGCTGCTCCCTGAGCTCCAGCTGATCCATTAGCACCTGCTGAGCCAGTTGTGCCAGTTGCGCCAGTTGCGCCAGTTTGACCCGTTGCGCCAGCTGCTCCATTTGAACCGGCGGCTCCGGCTGCTCCGTCAGTTCCATCAGTTCCATCGGCTCCATCGGCTCCGGCGGCACCTGCGGGTCCTGTGCCCCCGCCTCCGCCCCGCCCCAAAGGGTTGGGCCGGTCTGCAAAGTTTATATGGTCCTCAGTGAGGGCGTCATTCCCGTAAGTGGACATTTTTAAGTAGTGGTTACGTCCGCGTGACCCCTAACGCCTACCGCTCCGCCTTCAAGCTTATAGCCTGCGGAATTTCTGGAGACGGTTGCATATGTCAGGTCTCCAATTGGAGCGGTCGTGTCCGAATAGGTTACGACAGTATCCGCTAGCGTGGCCTCCAAGCCCGCTTGGCTAGTAGCCGCAGCGGTTATGAGCGTCTCAAGGTCAGCGGTAGCGGTGGCTGATAGACCAGCCCAGCGCCAAATTTCGATATTGTCCACGTCACCAAGGGATGTGGGAGTAGTCCAAGATAAGTTTACAGTTGCCATGATTTAAATATGATTTTTGGAGAGGATTTGCTCAACCGGTTGCATTTTTTCTGATTCTGAATAATTCGGGATGTTCGACCTTGCGATTCTTTATCTCGATCTTGAGCGTCTTCTCCGCAAGAGATATCGGCGATAGGCCCTCAAGCGCGTTAACGACGGCCTTGAGAGCAAGTGTCTCCTCGGGAGACGTGCTTCCGTCGAGCATCTTAGAGAGGTAGCGCGCCCTTTCCTTTTGAAAACGCTTCTCAAGATGGATAAAAGCTTCATCGACCGTAAGCCGCTTGATGTCGGCGAGTTGATCAAAGATTATTATGTCCGTCATACCACGGAAGCGGCTCTGTAAGTTTTCGAAACGACTCCCGTGAGGGTGTCGTACCCTTTGCCGAGCGGTAGACAAAAAAGTCCGAAATTAGCTCCGAGCTGGCGTTTGACCACTACGAGGTTTGCTCCCTTTCTGCGATCATTTCGTCCCCGGCGTTGAAAGAGATTCCACTCGTTTTTTGGTTTGATATGTGTATATTTATTCATAGTTAAGCTTGATATTGGTTTTGCCCCTGCGGATTACTATTACCCATACCAGCGGCAGCGGCTGAAACGCCATCGGTTGGGGCCGGACTTTCTCCCCGAGCGGCGTTGTCACCGCGCATCTTTTCGATTTCGGCCTCGGTCTTGCGATCGGGAGGCGCTTCGGATGGCAGAAGCTCGTCCGTATTCTCAAAGCCCATCGCATCAAGAATTCTCTTGAGCATAGGCCTCATGAACGGACGCATCTCAGGCGGCGATTGGAAATATCTTTCTTGGGTCTGCAAGGCAAGGTTGGCTTTCTCTATCGCCCTTTGACCCTGGTCCTGTGACAAAATGACTCGCACGTTAATACCGACCTGCTCTATCGCTTCGGGGGTCATTACGCTGAAGGCTCTCATGTCACCCTCCATGTATTCGAATACTTCCTCCTCGTCCATGGTCGCCATCGATATCTGAACGAGTTTGGTCAGGTGCTCCTCGAATCCTCTGACGATACGACGCATCCAACGACGACCAATCTTGGAAGCCTCGCGAAGAGTCGCCTCAACACCCGTGGCCGTATTGGCGGGAGCCAATGCCTGATAGTCCCCCTGCGCCATGTTCGAAACCCCCAGCCAGAGCTGGACTATACCGAAGACGAAATCAATGAGCTCCTGGGTTTTTATATCCACGTTGGGGATCGCGGAAAATTGCAAGAAGTCTTCGATACCGTACTGGTCCTTAAGCTCGAATATTTTACCCGCGTGAATCTCGACATCCTCGGGCTCATCCTCGACGGCTTGAGGATTCACTCCTATAATGGGGTTGGCCGCCAGTTCATTGCGATAGCTCTGGGCATTAAATTGTTTATCTATGTACTCCTGAAAAATCCTAATCCGCTCAGGTAGGCTGGGTCCACACCATTTGTTCCTCTCCCGGCCGATCGATACGACGGAGTACGGAACCTTGTTGTCCGGCGTAAGCTTGGCGACATACTCATAGTAAATCGGCTTCTCGGTCTCGGGATCCATAAATACGCAGAACTCCTGAGGCTCTCCCGTTCCGAGTACATCCCGCTTGATCCAACACTCCATTATTTGAATACTCGGATTGATGTCCGAGTCAAAGTCCAGATTCTCGGAGCTTTCCTCATTCTTCTCGATGGGGCTCCTGGGATTGGCGTCCTTGTTTATCTGGTTGTAAAAATCTCCGAAGGTAAGCCACTCGCGCTCGAGGAACATCTCTTGAGCCCAGCGTAGATCCTTGTCGTATAGCTCGACAAGGAAGTCGGCTTCGTCAACCGACTCAGCGTTGGACGGGCACATGAAACGATCGGAATCTATGACCTCCGACCTCGGGCCTTTGTACCTCACCATTTGAGTTGGCACACCCTCCGGGAGCGGTTGAAATTCATGAACGCCCGGAATCATTTGGATCGTGGGGTCGTCCGCAAGTCTGAGCTCCGACTCTCCGGTCATTGGATTAAGCTCGGGAATGAACTCGGCCTCGCCCTCGATAATCGGGCCCTGCCCGGGAATCTCTTCAAATTCCTGAGTCTCCATATTGAACAGCGCGCTTCTCTCGTGGTCGTACCAAGTCGAAACGTCTTCCTTGTAGGTTGATTTGAGAATGAGAGCCCGCTGTATGAAAATATGCAGGTAGGACTCCTCAAGTCTTTCTCTGGTATTGGCTTCGTCCTCGATCTTCCAATTAAAATATTTGTCGAAGGCCTCGGCCATTTCCGCATCCTGAGCCCCTTGAGCTTCAAATTTGAAGTAAGGGCTCGTCCCGGTAATCTCGTCCTCGGCTCTAGCCATGAAGTGATCGACGACCAGCGCGGTCAACGGAACCGATAGGTTCGAGTGCCCGAATATGTTGTCGTAACTGACGCGATCGTCGCGATCGTTGTGGTAGGTCTTCCATGAGATCTTATCCGCCTCCACTCGTTCCCGGTTACTTTCCCGCAGTTGCTCGACACGCTCCGTAACGTATTTGACGAGTTTATCTTCCTGTTCCTCGGTTAGACGTAAATTAGTTTCTTTCATTATATGGCTAGACCGGCTTTTTGTGCGCGGTTGATAAGTCGGGAAATCAACTCTAACTCCTTAGCCTCGAGATCCGCAATCCGATGTGATTTTTCAAATGGGGTAGCATCCGAGTCCCGAACCACCTGTTTCTGGTCGCGAACCTTGTTGAGCACCCGATCGATGTTTTTGACGGGGAGGAGGTACTGCATGAGTTTTGCCTGCCTTTTCTTCTCATACGCCCTGGCCTCGGGAGGCGCTTTGGTCACTACGTTCTCGGCCTGCATAACGGCATCCCTGAGATTGTAAAACTTATTTCGGGTGTTGCCCCCGTAAGTGGACCCGCGCATGAAACGTTGCAGGATCGGGATCTTTCCCAAATCCACTTCTGCTCCGGGTTTCATGACGGAGTGCCCTGTAAGAATCGTCCGCTCTACGAATTGCGCAGGTCCTATTAGATACCCCATAAGTATGTGGCGCATCTGATTGCCCGCCCAATCCCATTTCCAGTCCTCATCCTCCTTGTATTCAAGGGGGTTCATTCCGAGCGA